GAGTTCGACGAGAGCATCAGAAAGATTCTTCAGATGGATTACGGTCTGGTACTTATCTCTCACTCCGAAGACAAGGTCTTCACCGACGAAACTGGTAAGGAATACAATCAGATTGTTCCTACTCTCGACAAGAGAGCAAGACTGGTTTGCGAGAGAACTTGCGATATCATCGGCTTCTCTAAGGCTGTTGATACCGAAGCTGGTGTTCAGACTAAGCTCTTCCTCCGTGGAACCCCAAGATATGTAGCAGGTTCTCGTTTCCGCTACACTCCTGACGTAATTGACTTCACTTATGATAACCTCGTAAATGCTATTGCAGAGGCTATTGATAAGGAAGCTGAAATGCGTGGAGCAGGCGCTGTTACAAACTCCGCTACTCAGATGCATGTAGATGAGCCTACATACGACTTCAAGGCTTTGATGGATGAATTCCAGACAATCGTTGGTCGTTTGATGGAAAAGGGCAGTCCTACTAATGCCGCTAAGATTACTCAGATTGTTGAGAGTCACCTTGGCAGGGGCAAGAAGGTTGGCGACTGTACCGCAGACCAGGCTCCTCAGTTGGATATGATTATTTTCGACTTGAAGCGTCTATAAGATAACAGTCAACCCGAGGCAACAGAATCCTCGGGTTGATTTTTTATTAAAAATATGATATAATATATATATAAAGTAATGAAAAGGAGAGTGTATAGCCATGGCGCATTGGGTAACTTGCGTATATTGCAATGAACGATTTGACCGTGACAGAATGCCAACTGCACAGGTGTCATCCAGGCGATATGCTCACTTACATTGTCATGAAAGAGAAGAAGAGAAGCGCGCAAAGGAAGAAAAGGACAAAGAAGCATTAGAACAGTATATTATGAAGATGTTCAATGAAGAGTTCGTGAATCCGCGCGTGCGCAAACAAATCAATGAATTTAAGGATAAATATAATTATACTTATAGTGGTATCTTAAAAGCATTGGTTTACTTCTTTGAGGTTAAAGGGAATAGTATCGAAAAAGCTAAGGGTGGAATAGGTATTGTACCATATGTGTACAATGATGCTTATAACTACTACTACAACATTTGGTTGGCAAACCAGAAGAATGAAGAAATTCTCAAACCAGAACAGATGATTATCGAAGTTCGAGAAGTCCATATTCCGGTGCCTCAACGCAAAGTTAAGAAGCGAAAGCTATTCACATTTTTAGATGAAGAAGAGGTAGAAGAATGAGTAGTAGATATGTAGATACAACCGCAATCATGCAAGTAATTGGTTGCGTTTATAATACTCCTCAGCTTTTGGACTTTACAGATAAGTATACTATTACTGATGAAGATTTTGCCGATGAATTCCACAGAATTGCGTTTGGTGCGATTTATAAAATCTATGAATTGGGCGCAGAAAGAATTACATTGGAAAATATTTCAGACTTCTTATCTTCAAGACCTAAGAGTGCGGCGAGTTTTAAGCAAAATAAAGGTGAAGAATGGTTGTTGAAGATTGCGGATGCGGCCATCCCATCAGCCTTTGACTATTATTATAATCGTCTAAAGAAAATGTCATTGTTGAGAGCATATGATAATTATGGAATTGATGTTTCATATATTTATGACCCCGACAATATCTTGGACGTAAAGAAGAAACAACAGCAAGAAGACTGGCTTGATAATGCTTCTTTGGAAGATATTGCAAACAAAGTGGATGCAACAATTGAAGCCATCAGAATGCAGTATGTTGATGATGCAAATGGAGATACTTATCAAGCTGGCGATGGAATTTTCGATTTGATTGACAGATTGAAACAGTATCCAGAAGTAGGTGTTCCTTTGTATGGACCACTTATCAATACCGTAACTCGTGGCGCAAGACTAAAAAAGTTTTATTTGCGTTCAGCGCCTACTGGTGTGGGTAAGTCCCGTACAATGATTGCGGATGCCTGTTACATAGGCTGCAATCGCATCTATGATGAAATTTTTGGTTGGATTAAGAATGGTACAGCTGAACCTGTTTTGTATATTTCTACAGAGCAGGAAAAAGAAGAAATTCAGACAATGATGCTCGCGTTCTTGTCCAATGTAAACGAAGACCATATTCTGAATGGTAAGTATGACGGCGATGAAGAAGACCGTGTACGCGAGGCCGCAAGAATTCTTTCTGAAAGCCCCTTGTACATTGTCGAAATGCCTGACTTCTCTTTGAAAGATATTGAGGACTGTATTAAGAAGCATATTCGTGATTATGATGTAAAATATGTATTCCACGATTATATTCATACCAGTTTAAAGATTTTGGAAGAGATTACCAGACGTTCTGGTGGCGTTAAGTTGAGAGAAGATAACATCTTGTTTATGCTTTCAATTCGTTTGAAAGATATTTGTAACCAGTATGGAATCTTCATTATGTCAGCGACTCAGCTAAATGGTGATTACCAAGAGGCGAAGACACCAGACCAGAACTTGCTTCGTGGCGCAAAAGCTATTGCCGATAAGATTGACTATGGTTCAATTCTACTTGGCGTAAAAGAGGAAGATATTGCGGCTTTGGAGACAATCTTGAGCGCAAACACTTTTGAGAAACCAAACCTAAAACTCTCTGTCTATAAGAATAGACGAGGTAGATATAAAGGCGTAATCTTGTGGTGTAAAGGAGACCTTGGAACTTGTAGAGTTAAACCAATGTTTTGTACAACATACGATTATGAAATCCTAACAATGGAAGATATCAAAATCATAACAGAGGACGAAGGCGCCTTCTAAGTGAAAAGGAGAAAATGATATGGCTGAACAGAAAAAGAATTTTAATAAGAATAAGAATGGAAATCCTAAGGCTAAGGCTCAGGGTAACGGACAGAGAAAGAACCAGAAGAGAGATAATACTCCTAAGAACTTTAACGTAAATCAGAGCAAAGCACAGGCTGTGATGAAGGTAGAGGGCAGAGCTTATGAGTATAAGATGTCCGCTGAATGTGCAAGAAATATCCTCAAGAATCGTAGCGGTCAGGACGCAAAGAAGAATCCTCAGCAGTATCTTTGCGAGTATGTGACTGAGCAGTACGGCCTGCTTGGTACATGCATTAAGGTGTTGACTTATTAATAGCAACAACCTTCCCTATTCCAAAGCGGATATTCGTGAGGCTTTGACAGTAGATAACATTTTTGAGTTACTTCAAGAATGGGGAGGAGACCCAGAGTGGACAGACTTTGGCATCCTCTCTTCTACTATTTGCCATAATCTCCCAGGAGAAGGAAGTAGAAAGTTATATTATTATGAAAATACAGATTTGTTTGCTTGTTATACGGGCTGCGGCACCTCGTTCGATATTTTCGAATTGACCAGTAAAGTGGCTGCTATACAGGGAAACAAAGAATATGACTTGAATGATGCAGTGCGCTGGGTCGCATATAGATTCGGATTGTCCACAAAATATGAGGTACAAGACGAGGACCAGTTGGACGACTGGAAGCATCTGACAAACTATGACCGAATCCAAGCGACAGAGATTAAGGACTATCATGTGACGCTTAAGGAATTCAACCCAATTGTCTTAACACGCTTGAATTACAGTTTGAAGATTGCCCCTTGGTTGCGCGAAGGAATTAGTCAAGAAGCAATTAGACATAATTACATTGGCTTTTATCCTGGTGGTGACCAAATCACAATTCCTCATTTTGATAAAGATGGCAGGTTTATCGGGTTACGTGGCCGTACCTTATGTGCAGAGGAAGGCGAGCGATTCGGTAAATATAGACCGATTCGTATCAACAAAGAACTCTACAACCATCCATTAGGAATGAATTTATACAACTTGAACAACAGCAAAGAAAATATTAAAATAATGGGTAAAGCCATTATCTTTGAATCAGAAAAAAGCTGTTTATTGTATCAATCTTATTTTGGAATTGAAAATGACATTTCTGTGGCTTGTTGTGGTAGTAATATCTCAGCGTATCAGATTCAAATGCTGATTGACGCTGGCGCAAAGGAAATTATAGTAGCATTCGATAGACAGTTCCAAGAGATTGGGGATAAAGAACATCAGCATCTTGTAGCCAATTTCAAGAAACTCCATGCGAAATATAAAAACTTTGCAACCTTGTCTTTTATATTTGATAGACATATGATTACAAATTATAAAGCAAGCCCAATAGACGAAGGACCTGAAAAGTTTTTGAAATTATTTAAGGAGAGAGTAACGCTATGAAAGGTGCGATTTGGAGCATGACTGCCGCAGAAGGCAATGAAATGCTCGAAAAAGTAATCGAAAATTATACAAGATATGGAATTGAATTACGTCATAAGAAAATCTCTGCGATTAGTGGTTCTACTGCGGAATTTGGTAATGGAGATTTCTGGCGAGTTTGTAGAGCCAATGATTGTTCCAGAGGAGTGCGTTGTAATGTAGCTTATATCCAGCGCAGTATTCCATATGATGTATATCGAACCATAATCAGTCCAGCAATGTTCGACTTTCCATTTGCGGCTATTCGTCTTTGGGGTGAGGGTAATCTTCATATTAGTGATGAAGTACCACTTCCATTCTAAAAGGCGAAAGGTGGTTAATTGAATTTGAACATTATTCATAGATTTTTGGTGATTCGTATGAAAGGAGGTTGACTTTCATATGAATTTTCAACTAAGAGCACCTCGCATCCCACATATGTCAGTGGTCGAACAGGTGTTTGTCAACCGCGGGATTCCCGCAGAAGAGGTAAATCATTATTTGCATACCTCGGTAGCCGATGTAATTGACCCGGCTACAATTACCAATATAGAGACCGGCGCAAAAATGCTGGTTTCTCACATTGCACAGAACCATAAGGTTTTAGTTCAAATTGATAGTGACTGTGATGGTTTTACATCTGCGGCAGTTCTTATCAATTATCTAAATTGCCTTTTCCCAGGTTTTGTGCAAAACAATGTCTTTTATAGACCTCATACAAACAAGGCTCACGGAATTATTCCGGAGACAGTGCCAAGTGATGTGAAGCTTGTGATTGCTCCTGACTCAAGTTCAAATGAATTTGAAATTCACAAGGAACTTCATGAAAGAGGAGTGGATGTACTGGTTATTGACCACCATAACACAACTCACTATTCTGAATACGCTTGCGTAATTAACAACCAAATGGACGACTATCCTACCAAGTCATTATCTGGCGTAGGTATGGTATATAAGTTCTGTTCTTATTTGGATTCATTGCTTCATGTTGATTATGCAGACCAATATTTAGATTTAGTTGCTCTTGGCATCCTTGCTGACGTTATGGATTTGAGAGATTTTGAAACAAGATACTTAGTGGATACTGGCTTAGCCAATATCCGAAATCCATTCCTGCGTGGCATGGTCACAAAGCAAGCATTCCAGCTAAAGGACCGCGTAACGCCACATGGAATTTCCTTCTACATCGCACCTGGTGTGAATGCGATTACTCGTGTCGGAACTGTAGAAGAGAAGTTAATGTTATTTGAGTCTATGCTTGAGTTTCGTGCTTACGAACAGATTCCTTCTACCAAGCGCGGTTGTAAGGGTCAGTTTGAAACGAGAGTCGAGCAAGCCTGCAGAAATTGCACAAACATTCGAAACAGACAGAATAAAGCAAGAGACGCAAGCTTGGAGATAATTGAACGCATAATTGAAGAGAAAAATCTTTTAGAGAATCAAGTCTTAGCAGTAAAACTCGAAGGCAAAAATGAGTCCAACCGAAACATCACAGGTTTGATTGCGAACCAAATAATGGGTAGGTACCAACGCCCCGTTCTCATTCTAAACCGAACTGTCCACGATGAAGACCCAGATAATGTCTACGTTACATGGGACGGCTCCGGCCGAAACGCTAATGGTACAGACTTGACTAATTTCCAAGAATTTTTAAATGAATCTGGTTATTTTGAATTTGCAGAAGGACATGATAATGCTTTTGGTGTATCTATCCGTGATGAATACTTTGCAGATTTCATCGCATATGCAAATGAAAAACTAAAAGATGTAGACTTCTCCCCAAAATATTCTCCTGATGTGATTTATTTTGCAGATATGGTTCACGGTTCAGAAATTCTGAAACTCGCTGACCTGGGGCATATTTGGGGCCAAGGAGTAGAAGAACCAATTGTTGTTATTACTGATGTTAAGGTCAGCGCAAGTAACCTCAATTTGTTTGGTTCAACTCTGAAGATAGCCTTACCTTCGGATGAAGGTATTAGTTTAGTTAAGTTCAGGTCGTCTAATGAAGAATATGAAAGTTTGTATTCAGAGTTAGGTTGTGTTACCATTAACGTCGTTGGTCGCTGTTCAAGAAACAGTGGATGGGACGACAAACCGCAGATAATTATTGAAGACTATGAAATTGTAGGAAGGACAGCCTATTATTTCTAATAATTGCACAACAGACCTAATAGCAATATTAGGAAGGAAAGTACATTATTATGAAAAAGAAGCTCAACTGCTTACGTATAGTAGGTATAGTAATTATACTTGTGGCACTTATTACAACAACATCGTTAGCATTTAGTAAAACAGATGACAGTGCAGCAAGTTCAGACCCGGCGGCTACGGCCGCTGTGATGATGATTGAAAACCCGACAGAAGAAGTTAAAGTTCCAGAAGTGTTGAAATATTTTCAAGAAATGACATATGAAGATTCCACTGATAAAGAAGTATTAAAGACTGAACTGGCAACTTGTAAAGACTATGAGTTCCGTCTCATTAAGCTGTTAAATAACCAAGAGTTAGCAGATGAAAGAGACTTAGTAGAAGAGGAACTCGTAGATGTGCGAGGCTTGATGGCGGAATATGAAGAAACAATTACCGCAATCGAAGCTGAAGAAGCACGTATTGAAGCTATGTGGAGCGAGAAAGCTGGAGAATATCCAGTAGCAACACAAGTTTGGAGATATATGAAAGAAGAGTTAGGTTGGAATGATTATGTTTGCGCCGGTGTCATGGGTAACATGATGGCGGAAGTTGGCGGACAGACTCTCAACTTACAGCCTTTCTTATATGGTCATAGTGGCGGAGGCTACTATGGTATTTGCCAATGGTCTGGTAGATATTATCCAGGTATCCAGGGCGCAAGTCTTGAAGCCCAGCTCGATTTCTTAAGAGATACTGTTAAGAAAGAGTTGGATACATACGGATACGTATTTAGAAGTGGCATGGATTATGAAAGTTTCTGTGCTTTAACAGATGCTGAGGATGCTGCATTGGCATTCGCAAAGGCATATGAAAGATGTGGTAGTGGTTCTTATGGAATTCGCCAGTCTAATGCCTTGAAAGCATATAACTATTTTGTAAATTAACAGATGGCTACATAGTGTAACAACTATGTAGCCATTTTTTTGTTTATATGCAAATTGTGGAACACGCTTCGGCCGGTGACAGACGCATGAATCGTCAACCCAAATTAAAAATGCCATGGGTAATTTTTCTCTAAAAAGCTTCTAATTGACTTTCCATATAAAATATGGTATAATAAATGTATAGAAAGAAAAGTTAGGAGGTATTGGTATGAGTAACAGACAACCTTATAATGTTGACAAAATGTATACATATTTAAGAGGTTATCTCACAGGTGC